TATGGTACGATCCCACTGGAACAGAACGGTTGCGGCTATCCACTTCGGGTATTTCTATTGGAGGCCTCTATACACTTCCTACTACGACTGGCTTGATTGGGCAAGTGCTTACTAAAGATGGCTTCTTGGGCACGACTTCATGGCAATCTCCGCAAATCGTTGGCCTATATTCAGCTACGGGCGCACCAATCACTGTGGCAGGCACTATTGCACAGCTCTCATTGGTTCCATCTGGTGTTGGCTCTCTTACGGTTCCTGCGGGCTTTTTCACTCCTGGGATGTCATTTCAGCTCTCGTGTGGGGGTACCTTCCGCGACAACGTTAACAATACACCCATCACATTCCGTTTGACCAATTCAGGCACGCTCTTCTCTACGGGGATTATTACGCTTTCGAATGTGCCACTGGCAACTACGGCTTGGTCGGTAAGCACACAGTTTACTTATATTGGGGGGACTCAATTGATCACAAATTTCACGTTTTCGTATGGCACTAGCGGCAGCAGTAATATGTTTGGGTATACGGCTCAACAGGTCAACAATACGTTTAATCCCCTGGTCTCAAATACGCTTGATTTTACCGTACAATGGGGAGCCAATTCGGTAAACAATACCATAACTTGTAATTATTTCACTCTGACGAAATTATATTAAGTTCTAAAAAACTTTCTAGAACCAAGTATAACTGCCCAAAATGTCCGACGAAATCTTGCTACGATACACCTCCACGGAGAAGTTTGAATTGCTGCTATCTGCTACCCCATTGGAATCATTCGATGTCCTACTGAAATGGCTAGATAAGCAGGGCATTGCGCTCGTGGATTCGGTTCCTGAGAAGGCTGGATTGTTCTGCGTCGACCAAAAGCCCTCCTATTGCGTTTACCAAAGTATATGGAACGCCGAGGACAATATGTTTAATTCCTACTTGATCTATTCGCTTCAATGGTTGCCGTGGTTCGGAAAGGATGAGAGGGAAGACAAGAAACTTGAAGATGCTATACCAGCGATCCCCGTTTTGGTTCGGGAAATTTGAGCAAAAAAAAAAAGCGGATAGTATAGAATGGAAACGAATCACACGCGCATTGACATCAACGAAGAGTGGAAATCCTGTTGTGGGGTCCATAGCGATAGCCACTTTGTCAAATATTTGGCACAACTGGCGATCTGCTTCACGGTGCTCATATTCTGTATCGTAATGATCATTCTCAATAAGGGGGAAAATAGCGCGGTCTACTTCTCTCTCATTTCTGGCATCATTGGCTTGTATTCGCCTCAGCCGCAGATTAAGCGCTAGTTCAATCCAGTCGAATCGCATGCATTTTTTTTTGAATACCCCAGGCTCAAGTGGTTCTAGTCCGTGTACTCGAACTGGTACTCGAGCAGGAGCGAAGCGTGAACGGGATTACACGATGAAACCACTATAAACGACCCTATCATAACTGAATCCGGTGCCTACTCCATTAAAACCAAACGCAACGCCAACAACATCGCCAGCGCTTAATTTGAGTATTCCACTAGTTTGAATTGGAACTGACCCAATAAGTCCGCCTAAATTGCCATCGCGATAATTGGTTTGTATGTATGAAGGGACGCCATTAACGAGAATATCAAGTTGACATACAATTGCGGTTGCCGTTATCTGCCAGCTCACAACAAGGCCCAAGCTTACCGACAAATAACAATCTTGACTAGCCGTATATGAATTGGTCAACACGCTCATATCGGGATTATCAATGCCAACAAGATTGCATGGGGCTGTTACGAAGGTTGGTGGAATACTAACTGAGACATTTCGGTATAGGCTAAATACAGTGCTGGATGTTGGGGAAACTGCCGTTATCACTTTATTCGCGGTCAATTGATTCACGACGGGATTTAACCAGAGCTTTCCATTTGGGGTTCCTCCGTTTAGTTGTTGAAGATTCATTTAAGCGGTTGAGAAAAAAAGGTTATCTATACTTGGGGATTTATTTTTTTCGTGAGAATTAATGCATGGGGTTTCTTCATCTAGTCCATGAGTTCATAGAGTTCGCCCTTGGTTAGCATTTCGCCACCACGAGTCTTTCGAGGCCTTCCACGTCTTCCGCCAACCAACCCTGAGCCCGAAACACCATGACCTGTCAACCGAAGAGCCTGATCAGCAACGCCGAGAGCCGAAGCATACTGCGGAGCAACCATGGGGACAACCTTGCTAGCCACGTTAATGCCGGTTCTCAGGACAGGAGCCAACTTGCCGAAGAACTTCTTGAGCTTGTCGAGGAAATTGCCACCATAGAAGTTAGTGGGGTGATGGTATGGCGCAATGGGTCCAGTCTTAGAAGCAAGCACATCAGCACGCCCGATAGGTCCCAATGTCCTGTAAGCCCTGTTCTGGGAAATGGTCATCACGCCCTCCTGGATCACCGTAGCAGCCAACGTAATCGCGGGAATCACTCTATCAGTCTGGTTGCGGAAAGTCACTTTCATGTTCAGCGAGAAGTTGCCCTGGACCCCCGCAGTCAGTGTACTACCCAATGCCAAGTCAGTACCGAAAGCCACGCAAATTACGGAGCCCTGATCGTATGAGAACTGCCGCCACGTCTGAATGCTGCCATTGGTTCGCGACATAGTCCACAAATCGATAGGAGTCATGGTAGCCAAGAGACTAGAGCGGTTGTCGAACGTGATGTTGATGTTCTCGATTACCAAGAATGTGTCGGTTTTGGTTGCGTCAAAGAATTGATCCGATTCAGCCACGCTAATATATAACAAATTCGGCACACTTCCAATTTGAATGTTATTCATGACTACCGTTGTGGTTTGCCCTGGGTTGACTGGTGTTTGGACCGTTGTAGGATAAAGTTGGGGTTCGAAGTACGAATACGTATAACCCGCAGCACTATTGAGCATTTGAGTAGGATCAGGAGTTTTGTAGTTGGAGAGGAGTTGAGCACCAAGAACGTTGACAGATCCAGCTACGAGTGTGGAGGGACTATTAGTGGCATCGTGCGACCAGAGAGCCCCAAAGAGACCAGCCAAAGGACCCACACCACGACCTCCGATTGAGAAGATCAGCGAGAAAGTCTCAATGCCAATGAAGTTCACCGAGGAGAAAGCATCGGAGCCATCAGCCAACCATGGGGAGATCAGGATGGGTTCACGGACAGTCATACGCACAATAGCCCGATCAGCCGCAGTACCCGTAGCATCGTTGCGCACCACCAGGCAATCAATGAAGCCACCACGAGGCACCTCAACACCATCGGAAGCGTCATAGGCACCATTGAAGGGACTCTGGACAGTTCCGAAGGTATTCTTGTAGTCCCACGACGGATCCAACTGATTGGGTGTCATAGACTCATAGCCAGCACGATTGCCATTCTGATTGTGGTAATGGTTGAAATTGCGATAGAACTGGTTGATGTTCTGGGAAATCGTAGCGTCGCCAATCTTGAGTTGCAGAGAATTTGTGGCATTCTGGAGCGGATAGGCCCGAGGAGCATCAGCAGCCGTAGCACCAACGAGAACACCAGGAGCATGACGCAAATACGGAGCCTGAAGCAGAGGAACACCAACGCCACCGCTAGTACCCTCAAATGTAATCTCAAAGACAACTTCCACGGGAGTATAGCGATTGATGTAGGTCATTCCATTTGGGGGATTACACTCAATGTTGATGGTGTTATTGGAGAAACTAGTGGAAATCTGCTGTTGAAACGTGTTTTCGCTAGGTCCATCTAATACTGCATAGGATTTGTTTCCCAATGCATTAATATCCACCGAGGGAGCAATTACGCGAACAAATTTGATGTCTTCAGATGAGTTCAGCATTGTGGCAAGTTAGTTATACTAATGGAAACAAAAAAATAAAACAAATTTAATATTATTCGAAAGTCAATTAGACCTATTAAACTTACCTCCGAATCTTCTCGAACAAAATCTTTACGCTCATGTAATAGCCAAGGTCCACCAGTAAGGGAAAGCTCTCACCCGCCTTATCAGTCCAAAAACACTGGAGGTCAATCGTATTCAAGCTAATATCGGATTCCAATGTGAGATATCTATATTGAGCGCTGGGCAAATACTGACTGAATCCTCTGTTAAATTCCGTATCGCTACCAAGTAAAGGTTCGAAGTCCGTCAAAATTGGCAATGAATTGTTGCTAACATTGATGCTCTGATTGACTGAGGAAAGCGTTGGGAGGTTCTCATTTTTGACCGGAATCTGATACGATGTGAAGTAGAATGATGCTACGGGACTCCAATTCGAAAGCGAAGAGAATTCCTGTTGTAGTTCCAAGATCGGTGGAGTTAATGCGCTTGCCAATGCCGAGAGAGAACCAGGAGCGATCGCCGATATCGTATTTACACGCGTAATAATCAAGTCGTAGTCCCTACCGAATGGAGCGTTATAGCCGTTGAATCTTGCTTGGAAGCTCTGGAACAAATTGAAAAGCTCGTAGTTCATAGAAATCGTGATCGGCGGTACCAAATAGGAATCATTGAATGCGATCGTGAATAGCTTGGATTGTGGGTCCCATATCATAACGGGTGCCTGTGGAGCTGGAAGTGGTCCTACGAGAGCAGTGAGTCCAACGTAAGCCGCAGAGAAAGCCGCATTGAGATCTTCCAAGAACGCATTAAAGTAGTAGTATGCGAATCGGATCTGGTTATTCTGGGGTGCCGTGAATAGGACTGGCGCAGCAAATGAAGAAGCCCCAATGGAAAGCGTAAGTGAGTAAGCCGTAGTAGGTGGCGCAAACGAAATCATTCTTGGAACCAAGAGGGGGAGCAAAGAACCGTTGACCGAGAAGCGAATGATGCTACAGCGATAATCACAAGCCCTCTGGAGAATAGCCGAAGAACGCGTGTCATTGATTTGCGCTAAGATGGGTTGCCCCGTATTGTTGAAAAGCTTAGCATTGTAATAAATGTGTTCGTCATCCTGACATGGTCTCGCTCCGTGAAACATTTTTTGGAATTGACAAATGGAAACTACTTGAGTATACTCTCACAGACATACTTTTATTGGCGATAAAATAAAGGCTCTGTCATCTTCACTGCTATCTGGTCGGGTGTCTCTCTCTTTCCCGTAAAGATCCTTGCGAACTCATCCAGCGGCATATGTTTGTAGCGCGAACGGAGAACAGCATAACGACCGCACGTAGCCACACCATCATCGAGGCTCTGCAACTTGTACTGATTGTAAGCAATTGGGGAACGAGCTTTTGCGTAAAGATTCAAGAGATACTTTTGGTCTTGTCCTGTCATTTTGCGGAATGCTGGCGAGGAATCCTTTAGCTGGTCCAACTCTTTGTCAGGCTTAATCCCATACGAATCGAAGTGCTCAATAATGCCATCATTCACTCTATTCACAGTAATGTAGTGGCCAATTGACGCATCACGGGTTCTCTCCCACTCATAGAGGATAATCACGGAATCGAAAGGGTGAAGCAAGTGATCGATGCTTGGATATCTCTTGACGTCCTCATAAAGCAGTAATTTTGTATGTGGATTCAATCGCATAATGTCCTGATCCGAGAGCGCATAACCGAGTGCCTCACGTTCATTTCCGTTCATGCTGAGCTATATGAGAGGAAAAAAAAGATTTCTTAAGAAGTTTTCGTTTTCATTTCAATACATAGCACCCCGTATCAAAGAGGACATATTGTGGATAGCTAGCACTAATACAGACCCACCGAGATTTCAACGCCATGATAGTGGAGATTTGCTCTTTCGAGAGACCCGCATAGACCGTCAAATAACGCACAATATGATACGAAGAACCAGAATGTGGAAAGAAAATTGTCCTATTCGCTTCAGCAATCTTATGGCGAGTACTAGCACCATTCATCATCATATGCGTAATCGAGAGAACATAAATGCCATACTTGCGACCATTCATGATTAGATCCTTTTCCATTGCGTCCAACCACTTCTTTGCCTTCAAATTTTGGTGATTATCACAGTCATCGAAAATAACAAGGCAGTTCTTAAGCATAGTGATATCCATGGGTTCATCAAAAAGCGAGTCGTCTGTTAGATCCATAATGATAAGGTTAGCAACTTTTGAATACGCTTCATCGCGCTCGTGTGGGCTGAACATTATGATTCTATTCTTCGGGTTTGCTTTGTT